GTCATAACAGAGCGACCACCCATTTGAGTGCCTAAATCTAGCTTTGGCGCAAGAGCGCGAGAGACTAGCGATAGACCTGCACCAATTGCAAAAGCGGCAAATCCAGTTACGCTAAACAGTGTTGTAAAAAACAATCCTGTCCCTGCTGCTAACGCTACACCTGTCGCAGAGGCTATGCCCGCTAATACTGCTGTTGCCATTTTATTATCCTAAAAAACACTTGTGATAAACGCGCTCAAGCAAATTAAATCCCATGCGTAGCATTAAGTTATCAAAGGGAAATTCTGTTTTCATGTTTAACGTCATAAGAGAAACACCTTGCTCAATACAGTGTTCTTCAGCATATTTAATGAGGTCTGATCCTGTTTTGCTTTGTCGGTACTCTGGCTTGATATAAATAACGTCTGTCGATGCAAACGTGTGATCTTTGTGATGAATGCTTTTAGAAATCATTACTACGCAATAACCCACTAATTCTTTATCATCCCTTGCGGTAAAGACCCGCAATATCCCGGCTTGATCTAACAGCGCGTACTGTTCCCAATCAGGATTAAGTGCAATTGTTTGTTGATTTGGCTCTGTCTCTTGCCAGTGCTTGTCAAGTAAAGGCTTAATATCTTCTTTAACATTAGCAAGGCATTCGTGCCTTATAATCATGCAATATTACCAATGTTATTATTGCCAGCACCACCTTGATGACCATTATTACCGCCACCTTGCGCTGTACCTGTCGGCCTTCCCCATAGGATCTGTTTTTCAACAATAGCCGTTACATACTCAAAGCCTTTGTCAGTAGGATGATCTATCTTTTGATCCTCTGAGGTGTACCGTCTGACTCTTGATCGCTCAAAGGCAACAAGCTTATTCTCTACAGAAATGGTAATCGTGGAGTATTCACCTGCCTCTGCAATCGTCATTGTGTCCATGAACCCAGAGAAGATAATTACCGGATCAGCAATTAACGATCCAGAGTCATCAAATGCCCCTAGTCGAACTGTCAACTCTCGACCTTGATATTCGTGGTTCTTAGCCACAGCAATGAGCGATGATTTAACACCTGTTAGGCTGACATTGATCCCTGTTGCACTAACATCAGAGGTTTCTTTAATCTCGCTTATTGATAGGAGATCACCTAACCCTGTATAGGTTTCACTGTCATAGGTAAGATCGCCCATGCCTGTCCAGACATTTAGCTCGTTTGGGCTTTCTGCGTTATCAAATACCATGCGAACAAGAAAGATAGGGCGCGAGACTTTGGCTGCTGCCATTGTCTGCATAGCACTGGTAAGCGTTCTACTCATAGGGCTTCACAACAAGCGAACGTAAAACCGTACATGCTGGCTTCGTTTATCGACCAACCAATTTCATTAGAGGTCATGCGCCAAGTGCTTTTTGGTAAGCTAAAATCCACAGGTTGATTTGAGGTAATAGCAATACGCAAAGGCGGCTGGAAGTTTAACGTAGTCGATCCACTTGCCTTGTCCTCAGTCGTTATATAGAGATAGTTATTAATCTCAAAGTAAGTCCCTGCCGGAATAGCCTGTGCGCCTGATGTAAGCGTTAATGATTCAGCTCTTATGCTTGCAGAATCACAACCGTTATTCGACACAGTGCCTGTATGTAAAGGATTGCCAAAATAGAAAGTACCAGATTGTCCTTTAAGAGCAATAATGAATGCCTCAACACTTCTAGCCTCCGCATGACTTAATGGCGGCAAAGATACCTCTGCTTCCCATTTAGCTCCCTGGTGTACGTGTGTTTGCGTATCTAAAGTAAAAGGTGACTCAGAAACAGAAACAACTCTGCGGAGTCGCATTGACATATTCTGAATGCCAACAGAGGGAAAGGTTAAAGGCATTGGTTACGCTCCCGCCATTGCTTTAGAGAAGTTACCACCGCGCAATCTAGCATCTGCAACAGCGCCTTTAGCCGCTTGAGCTATCTGAGGCATTAGTTGGACGATCTCAGCACGTACGGTTTGCTGTACGCCTGTGGTTACGTTAATTGTTTGTTGAACAACAACACCAGATGACTGGCCCTTTGTATGGTCAATTACAGTCTCATTAGGATGAAGTATTGCAGGGAAACCGCCTTTTCCGTCTACGCCTCCAGATCGTGAGCCGTACCCGGTAAATCCACCACCGTCAAAACTACCCATTGGGTTTGATGAGTTTGTAGTTTCACTACCTCCACCAAAGAAACCTGTAATGCCATTAAATATGGATTGCGTTATATAATATTGAACTAGCATTTTGATAAGACTATCAATAACAGACTTTGCCATTGATCTCATAGCATCTGAAAACTTTTGAGCGCCAGTTATTGCATCAGTAAATGAATTTGTAAAAGTAGACATAGATCCGCTAACAAAAGAATCCATGCTTTTATTGAGATCAAACATGGTCGGTCTAACTCTTGCTGCTGCTTCGTTAAACAAGTCCATGCCTTGCCATAGCGGGGTGAACAATTTTCCCCACCAAGGTTGCTTGCCAAGAGCAACAACGTGGTTAGCTATATCATCTAATGAGTCTTGAGTCGCACTAGAGAAGTTTTCAACTGCATCTTGCGATTGTGTAAGTGATAAAAGCAAAGCATCAATGTTGATTGGTTCAATTAAGTTACTACCCTTGCCTTGCTCTTGTAGCTGTCGTAGCGATGCGACTATTTCTTTTTTCTTTTGCTCTAGTTCAGCATTGTTGTACCACTCAAAAATGCCATCATCACCCATAATCCTAAATCTGCCAAGATTACCGCCTCCGGTTTTAAGCAGATTATTTATGATGTCCAAATCTTTGTTTAGCGAATCAAAAGTGTCATCGCTAAACAGCCGGTTATATTCTGCCCTTGCGCGTTGCATGGAGTTATACATACCGATAACAGCATTACCAACTGATGCGCTTGCTCTGATTGCTGTTTTTGCACCTTCAATAAAGTCAATGGCTAGACTTCTACCAAACTGCTCAACTGAGCCACCTGCCTCATCAATTGCGCCTTTAAGCCTATTTGTAAATAGAGTAACAAGCGTTTCAATTGCGGGAGCTAAACCTGCTGTTAGCTGTTGAGTTACACCTTTAAACAGAGTCTTTAGCTTAGTGAGTGAATCAACCGCATCCTCAACACCGTCAGCCGCATCAGAGGACATAACAATGCCTAACGCTTTAGCCTCACCAAGCATTTCGGCAAGACCTTCTCTGCCTTGAGATAGGGTATTAACTAAAGCCGCGCCCTCACTATCAAACAGCTTAAACGCTAATCTGAGGCGGTCTGACTCATTTTTAACGCCACTAAACGCATCTGCAAGGACAAGCATTCTCTCATCCAAAGGCATATTGTTTAGTTCTGTCGCATCAATCCCTAGTTCACGAATTGCATCCTTGGCCTCACCTGTACCCTTTGCCGCCTCTGCTGTTCTACGTGTAAACCTTTGCAGAGCCATGTCCATCGTGGTCGTAGCAACGCCAGTTAGTTCAGCCGCAAAACGCAAACCGCTTAAAGCTTCAGTGGTTGTGCCTATTTTCGATGCAGTCTTAGCTAATGAGTCAATAGAGTTTAATGAGGATCGAACAAGTAAACCAAACCCAGCTGCACCTGCAACTCCAACTAACGCTGTACGCATACTAAATATAGACTTAGTTAAACCGCCTAAAGCGCGACCAACTGAACCAAAGCCTTTCTTGGTTTTATCAATCGCGCTAATCGTAATTTTTACGTTTTCAGCCATTGTTCTCACTCATTATTTTGAAATACGCCATCCATTCATTGAAATGGTTTACCGGCATTTGTTCAGCGTCAGAAATACTCATGTGCAAGCGATCAGCCAAAGACAAAAGATTCATCCTCGATTGATCGCGTCTTAGTTTTTTTCAGCTATCTCTGGACTTTCAATCTCTGCAAACATCTGGTTAGCAATCTCAGAGATCACCGTTGTCTCCTCACCCATCAGATCAATACGATCTTCAGCAGAGGTAAACAGCTTCTCACCAGACTCATCCATTGCCTTCATAAGAATTAGATCAACCATTGCTCCGACTGTCGTATTCTCAAGAAACTTAGGATGCTTTTTTTGCAACTCATTTAAGTCATAACAGCTAATAGAACCGCAATAGAGTTTGAACGGTACGCCTTTCTCATCAGACCAAGCCTCAACAACAACCTCGCGCAGAGGTATCGTCCTTCTTGATCTTAACTCCCTAGCCAAACCCATTAGTGAGCGCCTTCTGTAACCGCACCAGATGCCTGTATGCTAAAGCTTGCCTCAACCATGCCATCAAACGATGCATTGATTGACTTGCTTGTCACAACACCTGTACCAGAGTATTTCTTAGAACCTGATGCAGTACCTGATGGAGATACTTCAAAATCAACACTAGCGCGAGAGTCAAGAACTAACTGCTGTGCATCTGCCTGATCCCAATAGCACTCAATTGTGACAGTGCTTGCATCAAGACCTGCCTTGTAAGTGCGTGAAGTGTTACCCATTGAAGAATCTTCAATAGTGTCTGCGGTAGTCTCAATTGTGAACGAACGTATCTCTCCAACAACGGCAACTGCTTGCCCTGCTAGATTGAGCTTCACGACACCTGATTGACCTGTTACTGTTGCCATCTTGCCTTTCCTCTATGTTGTGCCGCGAGTGTATTGATACATCACGCGAACCGTTAAAATAACCCCACCGATGGGATCGATTTGACCTTCGTCAATTTCTATAGAAACAATCTGCGTATCTAACGCATGACCGCCTCTAGTTCTGTCAACATCCAGACCCTCTTCTATAGTCTCGATAATATTGTTTCTCGCCTGGTCTATTTCCTTGCCTTTTACAAAGCAAACCAGTTCATAGTTAATAGTTCCCATGCGCTTGCCGATTGAGCCGCCCACGGTAGAATCTTCACGATTCTCATCAGCCGTTCTAACTAGAACAGCCGGAAACTGTGCGTTGGATAATTTGTCAAAATCAAAAGGTTGCCGGGTTATGTATGACAACCGTATTGGTGTATGAACATCCTCTAGCGTTTGAACGATATTCTCAGCAATTAACTCTCGAACACTCATGCTAGGTTCCTCTCAAAGACGTTTCTTAAACGCTTTTCATCACGCCTGTTGAAGCCCATAAACGGACGGCTTTTATTGTTAAAGGCGGCTTTCTTGTTGGCGTTTGCGTTAGCAAAGAATATCTCTGCTCTACTGCTATTAGCTTTTGTAGTCAGTGAGCTAATCATTTGATTTGTTAGCTGTAGATTAGGAATTGGCGATGGTGGCCCAGCACTTAAATCTGCTCTGCCTAACTTCCAATCTCTGTACTTTTTGGTGTAGGGTTTAAACGATCCCTTGTAACCTTTCCCCTTATCTAAATTGTCGATAATAATAGGGATTCCGGCTTGAGCCGTTCTTGATAACGCTAACTTAATGCTGTTTCTTAATGCTCTGCCGCGCTTCTGAACGCGCTTGGCAATATCTTTAGGCTTTATCTGGACGTTAAATTGCATTACCTAACAAGCCGACCATCGTTAATAGGAGTTTTTTCATCCTCATCAATGGTTCCGTCATTGTCATCGTCATACTCAACACCGTCTTTAAAGACAGCCTCGATCTCCTCGCCATAACGTGACTTGTAGAAATCAATCATCCCTAAGAATCTATCGTTATCAACCCAATTAGTCAGTTGAGGTAAAGCATATTTCCAGAGAACCAGGTAGGCACTTGATCGAGTCCACTGTGAGTCTGTTAGATACTGTGGCTTTAGCTCGCCAGAAAAGCCTCTTTTATCCCACCAATTAGCTCGGATATGCCTTTCTATATCTGACTGCGCCTTTGCGTGTTCTGTAGAGAATGAATCAATACCAAGGCTCAATATGTCTGGAGCGATTGCCAGTAAATCTGCGTCTGATGAAAATGCCATTACCATTTAACCTTGTCAGCCCAATATGCTGCCGATGCTGTTTTGTCTTTACGACCCTTTGCAATTTGCTTTGCAAATCGTGCTTTAAATGATCGCCTTTTTGCTTTATCTGACTCGCTCTCGTTCTTTCTTGGCGTT